TGCTTTATAGCGTGGGCTGTCTGCCGGCTTATGCTTTTTTCCTTTGGTGTCCGTCCACTCTCCAATGTCCGTCCATCCATCCGGGTAGCCCTGCAACCGCTCACATTCTGTCGGTGTCAGCCGCCGGACGATCCAGTGAATAGTTTTCTCTGCAATTAGACACTCGCTACCATTTCCAACATTCCCGGCTTTTGCTTTCATGGTTGAACATTTGTCGCTTTTCTTGTAGTAGCTGTAAGACTGTTCGCTGAATGTCTGACGCTCAGTTATGATGGCTGTGTAGTCCGTCACTCTGCTTTCATGGTCTCCGGTAATGGTCGGCACTGTCTTGCCATCACCGTTTCCCCGTGCATCAAAGACCTTATACGCTACTGCTGGACGGTCAACAGTGTTCAGCGTGTAGCTCTGGTTTTCCTTCACGCCGGAACCATTTGCGCCGGCCGTTTCAGAGCGATCAATAATGTTTCCTGCCAGGCAATAGACCGGCTGAAAAAGGGTCTGATCCTGTAGCGTCGAAAGTGTTCCTGTTTTTTCGGTCTGCACCAGTGCACCTTTGCCGCCCCCGGCACAGCCTGACCGGATTTTCAAGGTGTAGGCTTGCCCCCCCTGCTGGCCCACCATTCGATCATTTCCAGCAGGGCGGTTTCCAGCAGTTCTTGCAGCTTCTTGCCACGTCGGGATGCTCTGGTCAGGATGCCCCGGCAAGCTTTCGCGCTCAAATAGTATTTCTCCGGCACGTCCACCTGCAAAATCCACGACAAGAGCGATACGTTTTCTTCTCTGGGGCACTCCCCAATATTGAGCGTCGAGCTGTCGCCAAGCCAAGGACCATCCATTTCCGGCAATTGCTCCGGCTTTGCTCCATCTGCCCCCCCCTCGGAGGTCTAGGAATTGAAGCGTCCGGTTCTTCCACGCGGGCAAGTTCTTCCAGCACGGCGCGGAAGTCTTCTCCGCCGTTTGAACTGAACGCTCCGGGAACATTTTCCCAAATAACGACAACTGGATAACTTCCATGTGTCGCCCTCCTCATTTCTTTGATGATCCGAACTGCTTCCATGAACAATCCCGACCGTTCTCCCGCAAGTCCCGCCCGCCGCCCAGCAATGGAAAGGTCTTGGCATGGGCTACCGAAGGTGATGCAATACACGGGTTCTATCTGGTCGCCATGTATCTTTGTGATATCTCCAAGGTGGATCACTTCTTGTCACCCCACCTTGCTTTATGGGGTAAGTCCTGGCACGGGCTGCTGCCGATCAAATAATCTGCCACAATTTCGCCATCTTCTGCCCACTTCATTCCCAGAAAATCCGCAACGCCGAAACTGCCGTCTTCGCAGCAATGCGTTTCATGCACAAGCGGTTGGTTTTCAAGTTTCTTCAACGGCCCAATTCCACTGGCGGAAAACGCCGCATTTGCCGTTGCGGTCCAGGCTGTCTCTTTATCACTAGTTCCGCCGTTGGTGAAGGTCTTCCCGCACAGCCTGCACCTGAACGTCATGTAGTACCATTTCATTGTTCTTCTCCCTTCTGCTTTTTGTTCTTGCACGGGTGGCCGGAATCGAACCGGCTTGCCTGCCACTGGGGGATCAGGGCGGCAGGCAACTTCCTTACTACACCCGCATATCAAAACCCACCGCGCAAGAGAGGTGGCGCGGTGGGGCGACCCGTTGCGGTCGGGCCTGTTGCTTTTGGCCTGAGCAAGTTGAACAGGGTGTTTCTGCGCTCACACTGCGGCGTACCCGTTCCCGTCATATCCATGCGGGTACGGCTTCGGCAAGAACGGCAGCCCGGTTTTTCATCGGGCTTGAACGGAAAGGAGGACGCTGCTGTACAGCACCGCTCCGCCGTGCCAGGCGGCTGACTTCATGGCCGTGCCCGGCTTTCATGGAAAGTGTTAAGCAGGCGCAGGCGGGGTCCGGCCCCGCTCACGATGTCCCTGTGCCAGAAGGACACCCCGCGCCACATAAAAAGCAGCCCCGCTTCTCGGGCAGGGCTGCCTATTGTTTCACCGGGGACAATGCTTTGTATCAGCAGCATCGTTTCCCTCATAGTGCTTGCACTCCACGTTGTAGCCGCCGCACGGGGCGCATCGTGCAGCGGTGATCTCAAACGTGTGTTTGCACTGTTTGTCTTTGTGTAGCTCGTTCCGCTCGGTGGGTGACCGGTTATGTATCCTCATCCTTTTACCTTCCTACCTCATCGTGGTGTGTAGCGATCATATCCGCCATGTGAACGCACAGGGCTTCCGGGTATTCGTCAAATACTTTGCTTGCCGTGTTCCAGTCCCGCTCTCCGGTATAAGCCCCCATGTGCCACCGAATCGCATAGGTTTCTGCTTCTGTCAGCTTGATAAACCGTTGTGCGATGATTACGCTTCCTTCACCATGTCCAAGACACAAACCGCCGTTCGACTTGTAGCCATCTTTGGTTTCCTCGTAACTGCCCACCTTGCAAATATCGTGAAGCAGAGCCGCCACCACAACTGCCTTCATAGTGCAATGCCGGAAAGCATGGAGGTTCATCATAAGCTCCACTGCGTTGTTTGCCACGTTCACTGTGTGCTCGCACAGCTCGCCCTCATACGCCATGTGGTGCCTGGCGCTTGCCGGTGCCGTAAAGAATCCGCTGTGTTCCAGCCAGTCAAGCAGTTCCTTATTGCCCTCTCTGTCCGCCAGTACATCAGACCACATTTCCAGAAACGCTTCCCGTGCTTTCTGCATTTTGTTTCCCATTTGCTCTTACTCCTTTCAGCAGCTGATCCCGCCCCTCCGGGTAATTGGTTGGACGATCTAAAATCTCCGGGTGATTCTCGAAATATGCGATCAGCATCTCCCGCATCTGCCCGGCAGCGAACGGTGAATAGGTTGCCCGAACTTTCCGGCTCATAATTTCACGCCTTTCTTTTTCATTCTGGAAGCGGGTTTTGTTTTCGTTCCTCCCGCCATTGGAACACGCTGTCAGATTTTCCCGAAGTGGCGCATGACCATTTCTGCGATCGCCCTGCCGATAGGATCATCTGCATTCGGTGCGTGCCGCTCCCCGTTCTCCTTGCTCTTGCGTTCCATCCCTTCGTTCACAAGGCTGTCAATCATTTCGTGCATGACACGCTTTGTCGCCGCCAGCAGCCTCATATTTCCGTTCGTCGTTGTGATAAGAACGTTCGCTGCAATCGTTCCAGCGGTCACCAGCAGCACCTGGGTCGTGCCCTCCATTTCAATTTCGGTGCCCTTGCCGTCATAAACAGCAGTGATCTTTGCGCAATCTTCTTTTCTGTCCATGGTCTATCCTTTCTGTTTCTGTGTAAATATTCGGAAGTGGCGGTACGCCCCGGGGTTGGCACCGGGCGGAAGGGAATGCGCCCCCTCCTGCACTGGCCGTACCAAATAAAAAGGCGGCATCGGACAGGTAGCCGCCACCCATGCGGGCCGCCCCGCTGTATTCTTTCTGCCCCCAGCAGGTAGGGCTCCGGCCTTGCGGTAGCCGGGCGGCCGCCTACTAGATAGACTAGCCGCATGGTGGGTGGGTAGGTCTGCCCATGCCCGGATGCTCACTCTTTAACGTGTTCTTCCTGTTTCATCTTGTCTATGTGCTTCTGCGCCAGATTGTGAATCTGCTCTTTGAACACTGCCCGCTTACGGCGTTCCAGCAGCTCAAAGATTCCGGCGCAGGCCAGTACCGTAATAATTCCAGCCGTTACGATTTCCCCGATCCATTCCATCTGTGCAGTCTCTCCATGAGTTCCTTTATCGTACTCCATCTGTGTTCTGATACCATCTTCCAGTATCTAGCTGATCTGGACATCTCACGAAACGCCTCCTGAGCTTCTTTTTTTTCATAGTAGTTCAGGATGCCCCACAAAAGGAAAATGACTGTAGCTACATCCGTCGCAATCCGCACCGTTAAATCGGGAGCGCCAATGTGATATAGCCAGATTGCCAGTTCAAGCATTCTCCTTTTCCGCCTTTCCTTTACTCTTTCAGCCCGCCGGTGTCAGCCAGCTCATACGGCATCCTCCTTTTCCTCCGGTTTCTCCGCCGGGTCTGCGCTCTGGGCTTCCTTGTAGCCCTGCACAAACCCTGCCATAAAGGAAAGAGCCGACTTACCAAGCGGCTTTGCATCGTCCATGATCTTTGCCAGCTCTTCCGTCTGCATCTTTTCTTTCTCGCTCATACTCTCACGCTCCTTTTTATGCAATTTGAATCAGGGCCGGATTCTCTCTCCAACAGCGGCCCCTTTTTACCGTTTCTCTGCGCAGGTACTCCCTAACCGCCGTCGGCAGATTTGCTACGATCCACCATTCGCCACAAACAAGTTCCTCATGTTCGCCAGACCACCAGCGGCCCGCCAGGTATGCGTTCGTAATCTTTTTTACTGTTTTCCTCTTCACGGTTTCGTCCGCTCCTTGTTGTCCGCCCCTTCCCGCCGTGCTATAATCAGGGCAGGAAAGGAGGTATACTTATGAACATTCGTCCATCTGATATTGATTTGCTATCCCGTGTTTTTCAGGCGTTCGATTCTGCTCCCGTTGCATTCTTTGAAAATGTACCGTCCGACAGAATCGCCCAGCTCAAAAACGCAGCCCGCGGACTGCCCGTAAAGTTCCGCTTCGGCTCTGGCTCGTCTACCTCGATTGAAACGCTCGCATTTGGATTCGCCTGCAACTACGCTCTGTCGAGAAAAGACTTCTCGCGTCAGGAGAAGGACACGATCTGCGCATATCGGGACGTTCTTCAATCCGAGCTGCTTCTGATCCATCCCGATATGTAAGTGCAACCGGGTCAACTTCCACATTTTCGCTTGCCAACAGCACGAGCCACGCCACGGCTCGTGCTGTTCTTGTTTTCTCCATCCTCTCACCCCCTTTTCTGTGTTATAATGTATCTGTGCGGTCATTGCTGGCCGCCGTCAGCTTTGAAAACAGGTGCGCACTTGCCGTCAGCTCCAACTCCCGGCAGGTACGCCGCCTGTTTTTGCCGGCATACCCCCTTCTGCGAAAGGAGGTGATACCATGTCGAATCCCGGCAATGTTGATGTTGTCATTGGTCAGACGCACGTTTCCGGCGCGCGCCTGATTGCCCACTCTGAAAACTTGGGTTCTCCGATCTCCGTTCCTGCCGGAACGGTCGTCGGCGAAGGCGACATCATCAAGGTTGGCGAAACTCTTTGTAAAGTAGTCGGCGTCGTACACGACTGCGTGTACAACAAGGAGATGTCCGTCAACATCTATACTGCTCCGGTAGAGCAGTAACCTCTTCGGGCGCTCCGTCTGACATGGGCGGGGCGCTCTTTGTTGCTCTCGTGTTCGCTAAGTTAACTTTACGAGTTCATTATAGTTTATCAAACTATCATTGTCAACCCCCTTTTCTTCTTTTCTCGTTGACTTAATTAACGCGCCGTGCTATTATTATGGTAAAGGAGGTGAAACAAAGGTATGAAAGATAGAATCCGGGAGGTTCGAGAGCATTTTGGACTTAGTATGGAGAAGTTTGGTTCCCGCATTGGCATAGGCAAAGCGTCCATTAGTCTTTTGGAAAGCGGTAAGAACAATCCATCCGTTCAGACCATTACTCTTATCTGCCGGGAGTTCGGTGTCAATGAACACTGGCTCCGCACCGGCGAAGGGGAGATGTTCGAGCAGACGCGGGAAACCGTGCTGGACAAGCTCTGCGCCGAGTATGATCTTGGGGCAGAACACCGGGCCATTGTGGAGGGATTTCTGGATCTGACCCCGCAGGATCGGGATGTGGTACTGAAATACTTCCATAATGTGTTCAGCCGGTCTACATCCCATGCCGCCCAGAGCGCGGCAGTACCCGACAGCGAAGCCCAGCGCATTGCCGAGAGCGACGAGTACAAGTCGCTTGTGGAAAAGAACGAGCCGCCGGAGAAAGAATCGCGTACTACCGCCGGTTAGTTCTTCAGCGCGCCGCAGACGAGTGGTTAAAGCGTCACCGCTGACCGCCATGCAAAAGAAAAAGCCCACCGGGGGGACAGCCGGTAGGCTTTTTCGTGTATGTAAAAATAAAAAATGCCCCATCTTCTCAAAAGAAAAGACAGGGCATTTTGAAATGAGTTGAACCTAAATGTGCAACTCTACTTATATAAATAGCTCCCAGATATGATATTTCGGAAATGAATTTAACTTTTTGACTGTTGAAAGTGTGGAAAGATTTATTTTTCCCAGAACTTGCAACAAACTTAAAACTACTTGAAAGGTGGTATTTATGCCTCGTAAAAAGAAACTGCAAGAGGTAGGCGGACTGCGGCTGGTGGCGTACTACCGCTACTCCGGTGGCTCCGGGCAGACCGAGCAATCCATAGAGGGTCAGCGACGGGACTGTGAAGCATACGCCAAGCTCCACGGCATGACGATTCAGCATGAATACATTGACCGGCATATCTCCGGCAAGACCGACGACCGCGTGTCGTTCCAACAGATGATCCGGGACAGCGACAAAGGTGCGTTCGATATGGTGATCTGCTGGAAGACCGACCGCTTTGCCCGCAACCGGTACGACAGCGCCGTGTACAAGAAGCGTCTGCGGGACAACGGCGTTGAGATCATCTATGCGGCAGAATCCAACATTTCCGGCGCGGAAGGTATCATCATTGAAGGTCTGATGGAATCTCTTGCCGAATACTATTCCGCCGAGCTTGCCGAGAAGATGCGCCGCGGTATGCGTGAGAGCGCTCTCAAGTGCCAGGCTATCAACCGCTGCAGGCCGCTTGGTTTCACCACCGATGCCGGCAAGAAGTTCATCATTGACGAGCGCACCGCTCCCGCCGTTCGGTTCATCTTTGAGCATTACGCCGCCGGGGAGAGCGCAGCGTACATCGTGGAGCAGCTGAACGAGAAGGGCTACCGCACCAGCCAGGGCAACGAGTTCAACAAGAGCAGTATCAATCGCATTATTCAGAACGAGATGTACCGCGGCGTTTATATCAGCAAGGCGTATGACGTTCGGATCGAGGGCGGAGTTCCCGCGATCGTGGACGACGAGTTATGGCGGAGGGCACAGGCTATGGCAAAACTCAACAAGCAGAAGCGCGCAAAGTATTCTTCCAAGGCGGACTATTTCCTTTCTGGTAAACTGTATTGCGGCGAGTGTGGCTGCCTGATGAAGGGGATCAGCGGGCACAGCAGCACCAACGGCGAGGTATACCGGTACTATGCCTGTTCCAATCCTAAATGCAAGAAGCACAACGTTCCGAAAGAGGAACTGGAAGGAAAGGTCATTCAGGCTATCATTGACAACTTGTTACAGCCGGAAGCTATGGAAGCCCTTGCGGAAGCAATGGTGGCTGTGCAGGAAACTGATGCCGACAAGCCAAACGCAGAGCGTGAAGCCATCCAGCAAGAGCTTGCCGATGTCCGCCGCCGGAGCAAGAACATTTTGGATGCCATCGAGAACGGCACCGCAAACCCGCATCTGACCGCGCGTCTGGATGAACTGACCGAGCGGGAGAATACTTTGCGTTTCCAGCTGTCCACTCTCACCGATGAAAAGCCCCTGCGCTTCACCAAGGAGGAATATCTTTTCTTGTTGGAGCAGTTCTTGATTGACCCCGCCGAGCGCAACGAGGACTACGGTAGGCGTGTTGTTCACACTTTCGTAACTTCTATGGAAGTTAGCGATTCTAAACTGCTTATTTATTTTAACATTTCCGAAGAAAACGCTGACAAAAACAAAAACGCTTCACCGTCTGAACTTCAAAAAGAAAGTTCGACGGTGAAGCGTCTGGTCCGAGTGGCGAGAATCGAACTCACGGCCTCTTGAACCCCATTCAAGCGCGCTACCAAAACTGCGCTACACCCGGATATCTGCAAGCGGTTATCGCTCACAGCTCAATTAGTATACTTGATTCAGGGTGTTTTGTCAAGCTTTTTCTGCCAAGTTTTTTCAAATAAATTTTCAAAAATCCGGCTCGTTTTCCTGCAGCGGCTGATCCCTTGCGGGAAACATTTCAAATTCAACAGTGGCAAGTGCAATTGCAAACACACTCTCGGCACCGGCTGCCAGCAGCGCCTGTGTGCAGGCTGCTGCCGTGGCACCGGTGGTGATCACATCGTCTACCAAAAGCACCTTTCTGCCCTCCACAAGTTCCGTGTCCGTCACCCGGAAGGCACCCGCCACATTGGCAAGGCGCTGCTCAAAGGGCAGGCCCGCCTGATGCCGCTTTGCACGAGTGCGGCCCAGTGCTTTCGGGTACAGCGGTATCCCCAGTGCGCGGGCCAGCGGCACCGCCATGAGCTGCGGCACATTGTAGCCGCGCGCTCTGCCGGATGCCGGTACGGGAACGATGCAGTCGTACCCAAGGGACATGCCTTCCACAAGCTCCGGCACCGGTTCTGCACCGGCCATATGCATCTCGCTGCCAAAGGCCAGCTTTGCCAGCCAGAGGCCCAGCTCCACCGCCGCCCACGGTGCAGCATGGTATTTTGTATGCAGGATGCCGCGCCGCACACAGCCCTCATACCGGAACGGTGCTGCTGCACCGGTCAGTTCCCCTAAATAATGCTGAGAAGCGTCCAGCCGCATTCCCGGCTTTCTGCGCAGCTTTTCCAGCTCCGCGGCACAATCCGGGCAGACAGGCACACTGCCCAGCACCCGATCACAAAACGGGCAGCGGCGTGGGTACACCAACTGCCTTGCCCCGCGCAGAATGCGGCGCGGGACGCTGTAATAATCCATCAGTCCTTTTTGACGGCCACGATCACGCGCACGCGCTTGCCCGCAGCACAGCCAAAGTTATCGTACCAGCCGGTCAGGTAGTAGCCCTCCGAGTTGACCTCGGTCAGCTTGGTGGCGTAGTACTGACCCTTGTACCACAGATACACCTGTGCGTCGTCCGCCATCTCAAAGCGGGTGCCGTTGCTCATGACCGACGCTGCACCCACCTGATCGATCTTCATGGGCATGAGCTGGACCATCGTCCGCACGCTGCCGGTCGTCTCTCTGCGGGCTGCAACACCACCTACCAGCACCGGATATTTGACGTTGGTGGTGAAAGCTACCTGCGAACCATTGACATAGCACACATAGGTAGCACCGCCGCCAATATAGCGGAAGATGGACGCATACGGTTCGCCTACAAGGCTGCCCACCTGCCGCAGACCAAGGCTGAGCAGGCTATCCGTGTTGGCTGTGATCTTCTGCCACAGAGTGGAGAGGATGTCGCCGTTGATCACACCCCACAGCACTTCGCTGGTGGTGGGCACCAGAACATCCTTCAGGTCGTCCACGATCTTATCCTGCGTATCCGTGCTGTCGCTCTTGCCGGTGGAAATGATTTTGGCCAGCGTCTGCAGTTCCGAGTAGTTGACTGCCACATTCTTGATATCATCCAGCACGCCGTAGGTCCACAGGTCGCCGGTGACATCATTCAGGATCAGGCGGTCGATCTCGCCCTTCTCATTCAGCGTATAGTAGCGGACGTTCAGAAGATTCAGGTCTGTCCCCGCTAGGCGGCTGGGACGAACCGTCCCAGCCACACCCTCCGCAGTTGTATCCAGAATCTGTACATCGTCGGCAAGGGCATAGCTGCCCAGTGCCGTTGCATCTGCATTGACCTTGCCGGTAACGACCTTGTTCTCGATGCCGCTCACGGACTCGCCTTCCGGCGTTACGCGGATCTCTACCAGCCAGCCCTTGGGGTAGTTCAGGCTTTTGTCCACATTCACAGTGCGCTGAACACCATCGGTGCACATGACAGCCACGCGCTGCAGCACATCCGCGCCGTTATCTTCCACAAGGCTGCGGGCTGCGCCCTGCACCACGCCGTAGAACACCTCGTCGGCCTCTGCGCCGGTAATAACATCCGCCGCCTCATTGTTCATGCCCAGCAGCAGAGTGACCACTTCGCCCACGCCGCCGCCGTTCAGGCTGGACACCTTGGAAGCCACTGCTGTGCTGCCCAGCTGATAGCTGGTGCCCGCCACGGTAACGGCCGTGGGTGCGCTGGCGCTGGGCGAAACGGCAGTGATGCGGCCTGCTGCTTTGCGGGTGTAGATCCATACAGTCTGCAGACTTTCGCTGTAATAATACACATCGTAGCGGTTCAGCTCTGCAGAAGCCGAGACCTTATCGTTGCGGTAGATGCTCACCGGCGTAAAAGGCAGCTGGGTGCCTTCCGCTGCCACAAAGGGTCCCTTCAGGCTCTTGAGCATTACCGTGGAGGTGTCCACCTGACCGTTCGAAACCGTAAAGCCCAGGCTGGTACCATAGGCGCTGCCAGAGGCGGTGTTTGCCGTGAGGGTGTTATACAACAGCAAAGCACAGTCCTCATAGTTCATGGCCTCGCTCTGGCTGCGGTTCAGCTGGTTACGCAGGCCCAGTTCCTGCGCCTTGTTCAGCTGTGCCGTCGGGAACACGCCGTTGA